ACATGGCCAGAACGTGCAGGGCTACGGCTTTGCGCGGCGAGCCAATAATCTCGGACTGCTCCCGCAGGGCATGGCAAGCCGGCCAGCCCCGCGAAAGGGCGAAAGCCAGTTTCGGTGTGGTTTCACGCATCCTGCGCCGCGACGTGTCAGTGAGCAGCTTAACGAAGACGCCTTCGAGGCCAACAACTACTGGTCTTCGACGGAGAATAGCGCCGACAACGCCTGGAACCAGAACTTCAACAATGGCAATCAGAACAACAACAACAAGGACAATAGCAACCGGGTGCGCGCTGTCAGGAGATCATCATGTTCACCGCTGAAGAGATCTTCCAGGCCTACTACGACTGCCGCCGAAACAAGCGGAACACCTCTTCGCAGCGGGAGTTTGAGCTACGCCTGGAGCGTAATCTGATGAAGTTGCAGAGGGATCTGAACAGCGGCACCTACCGGATCGGCCGCTCCATCGCGTTCGTGGTGAGCTATCCGAAATGGCGGGAGGTGTGGGCGGCCCAGTTCCGGGACCGTGTGGTTCATCACGTCATTTACAACCGGGTGGCGCCGGACTTCTACCGGCGGTTCATCTCTGACAGCTACGCCTGCATCCCGGGCCGGGGTGCGCTCATGGGCGTGGAGCGAATCCACCAGTTCATGCGCCAGGCCACCGAAAACTGGCAGCGCCCTGCCCACTTCCTGCAGGCGGATCTGTCCAACTTTTTCGTGAGCATCGACAAGAACATTCTTTTCAGCCTGCTGTGTCGCCACATTACGGATGACGAGACACGGCAGCTGACGGCCCAGGTGCTTTTCCATGACCCCACAGACCGGCCAATCATCAACAGCCCTGCCTGGAAGTTCCGGCATGTACCCAGGCACAAGAGCCTGTTCCACAGTGGCGGCAAGGGTCTGCCCATCGGCAACCTGTCGAGCCAGTTCTTCGCCAACGTGTATCTGGATGCGCTGGACCAGTTTGTGAAGCGCGACCTTGGCGTTCGCTGGTATGGGCGTTACGTGGATGACGTGGTGTTGATCGGCCACGACTCGGCAGACCTTAACCGCGCCTTTGAGCAGATGCAGGCGTTTGTCGAACAAAAACTGGCCCTGAGATTCCACCCGAACAAGACTCAGCGAAACACCGTTGATAAAGGCATCAACTTCTGTGGTTATGTCATGAAGCCGCACCGGCGCTATGTGCGGCGCCGTAGTACAAACGCCATGAAGCAAGTGGCAGGCAGCAACGAGAGACAATCAGACCCCGGGAGCTGGGCAGCCAGAATGAACAGCTACCTGGGCCTCTGCCGACACGCGAACACTTACCGGCTGCGCAAGCAGCTGGCCATCGAAACCGGCGTAGCCTTCGGCCCTCGCCTTGAAAAAGTCACACCCCGAAACCTCAAGAGGATTGCCGCATGAGCAGGAAATACGTAACTGCCTACTATCTGGACGCAAAGGACGGCCGGCCAGCGAATGAAGCCCCACTGCGTCACGGCCCAGTCACCCCGAGTGAGAACCTGGAGATCAGTGTTGTTGATCGCCGCGAGTCGACGCCAGTCATCGTCGGATCCATCCCGTCCAGTGAGACGCTGGCCCCGGGGATGACGCTGATCGAGAAAACAGATCATGATAATCGCGTCGCAGCGGTAGAGGGATGGAAAATCGATAACGAACTTCGTGAGCTGGAGAAGCGCCGCAAGACCATGGTGATTTCTCGCTTCCAGGCGCTCGCGATCCTTCGCCAGTACGGCAAGAGGGAGGCTGCAGAGCAGATCATGGCCGACCCGGCAACGAACGCGCTAACCGTGGATGCGTGGAACTATGCCACCGAGTTTCGCCGCCTATCGCCAACCATCATGTCCCTGGCTCCGGCTTTGGGTCTGACTGATGAGCAGCTGGACCAAATGTTCGAGGAAGGGGCGCAGATCGAGGCGTGAAATCGGTCAAGGTCGAAATCCAGATCCCAACCGCCTGGAGAAAGCGTGCCCGCTACGTGCTCCAGGAGGAAGTAACCATTAGCGGGTTTAACGTTCCTATGGGATTTGCCACGGATGGCGCTACTGTCCCTCGGATCCTTTGGCCACTGTTCCCGCCCGTTGGGGAGTACTTCCTGGCAGCGGCCGTTCATGACTACGCCCTGATTGAAGGGCGTGGCTGGCCGGCGGCCAACGCACTCTTCGATTCCAGTCTGAAGGAACTGGGTGTACCCTCCTGGAGGAGGCGCATCATGGTCTTCAGTGTCCGGCTTTACGGCTGGTACCGGTCAACATTTGTCAGATAATCCCACACAACTCCAGCGCATGGATGTGTCCTCCCCTGGCGGTCAGCATTGCATAAAAGCACACCGCCAGGAGTTTCACCATGCCAGACCAATACCATCACGGCGTCCGCGTCGTTGAGATCAACGAAGGCACACGGCCCATTCGCACGATCGCAACCGCGATTATCGGCCTTGTTGCGACGGCCCCGGGAGCACTTGCCGGTGTAGCCGCAGAAGCCACCCTTCGCCCGATTGCCGAAAACGCCGATATCGTCTTCACTGCTGCCGCTGTCGGTACCGATGGAAACAGCATCCGCGTACGTTACATTGATCCCGAATCCGCCTCTGCCACTTTGTCTGTCAGCGTCACCGACCAGGACATCACCGTAAGCTTGGCAACCGACACCGAGGGAGCCATCAGCAGTACGGCCGCAGATATCGTCTCCGCCATCGGCGCCAGCCCGGAGGCCACGGCACTGGTGACCGCTGCTCTGGATACCGGCAACGACGGCACCGGTATCGTCAACGCGATTGACTGGACCGTGCTGGCCGGTGGCGAGAACGAACCCTTCCCGCTGAACACCCCGGTACTGATCACCGATATCTCCGGCGCGATCGGTGACGCCGGCACCACCGGCACCCTGCCCTCTGCCCTCGATGCCATTGGCGACCAGGCGAACGCGCCGGTTGTTGTTGTGCGAGTGGAAGAAGGCGCCGATGATTCCGCCACCGAAGCCAACGTAATCGGCACAACCACCCCGGCTGGCAAGAAAACCGGCCTCAAGGCACTGTTAGCGGCCGAGCAGAACCTCGGTGTAAAACCGCGAATTCTCGGCGCACCTGGTCTGGATACCGAAAACGTCACCGCCGAAGCCGTTGGCATTGCCCAGAAACTCCGCGCCTTCGTGTACGCCAGCTGCTACGGCTGCGCCAACATCGAAGAAGCCATCATGTACCGCAACGGCTTTGGTGCCCGTGAGCTGATGCTGATCTGGCCCGACTTCGTGGCCTTCGACGTGAACACCGCCACCTCCAGCACTGCGCACGCAGTCGCACGCGCCATGGGTATGCGTGCCAAGATCGACCAGCAGGTGGGCTGGCACAAAACCCTGTCCAACGTCGCCGTGAACGGCGTCACCGGCATCAACAAGGACGTGCACTGGGATCTGCAGGACCCCAACACCGACGCCGGCCTGCTCAACGCCAACGAAGTCACCACCCTGATCCAGCGTGACGGCTTCCGGTTCTGGGGCTCTCGCACCTGCAGCGCGGACCCGCTGTTCCAGTTCGAGAACTACACCCGCACCGCGCAGATCCTGGCAGACACCATTGCCGAAGCGCACCTGTGGGCCGTGGATAAGCCCATGCACCCGTCCCTGGCCAAAGACATCCTGGAAGGCATCAACGCCAAGTTCCGCGAACTTAAAGCGCTGGGCCTGCTGATCGATGCCAACGCCTGGTTTGATGACCAGGCCAACACCAAGGACACCCTCAAAGCGGGCAAGCTCTACATCGATTACGACTACACCCCGGTGCCCCCGCTGGAAAACCTCCTGCTGCGCCAGCGCATCACCGACCGTTACCTGGTCGACTTCGCGGCCCGCGTGAACTCATAAGGAGCACTGACCCATGGCACTACCCAAGAAGCTCAAGCACTTCAACCTGTTCGGCAACGGTGACAACTGGCAGGGGCAGATTTCCTCCCTCACCCTGCCGCCCATGGTGCGCCAGATGGAAGAGTATCGCGGCGGCGGCATGAACGCCCCGGTTGATATCGACATGGGCATGGAAAAGATGGAGTTCAGCTGGACCCCGGCAGGCCTCATCCCCGAACTGTTCGACAACTTCGGCACCAGCCGCCTGGACAGCGACATGCTCCGCTTTGCTGGCAGCTACCAGCGCGACGACACCGGCGACACCGTACCGGTGGAAATCGTAGTCCGTGGCCGCCACCGCGAGATCAATATGGGCGATGCCGAAGCCGGCAGCGACAACACCCAGAGCATCACCACCACGCTCAGCTACTACAAGCTCACCATCGCCGGTGAAGACGTTGTGGAAATTGACGTACCCAACATGATCGAGCGCGTGCGCGGCACGGATCGCCTGGAAGAGCACCGCCAGAACATCGGCCTGTAAGGAGCCAGTAACCCATGAGCAAAAACGAAACCACCACCGTTGCCCTGGACACCCCCATCCAGCGCGACGGCGAGAAGATCGAAAGCATCACCCTGCGCAAGCCCATGTCGGGCGAGCTGCGGGGCCTGAGCCTGGCTGAAGTGCTGAACCTGGACGTAGACAGCATCACCAAGCTGGTACCGCGCATCAGCACTCCCACGCTCACCGAGCACGAAGTCCGCAACATGGACCCGGCAGACCTGGTGGAAACCGGCAAGGAGATCGCCAGTTTTTTGCTACAGAAGCGGCACAAGGGCTAATCCCGCGCCGCGTAGACGATGCCATGGCTGATGTGGCCGCCATATTCCACTGGCGGCCCTCAGACATGGACGCAATGCCCCTCTCAGAACTCATGGAATGGCGTGAACACGCCCGCAAGCGCAGCCAGCCGGAGGAATGATGTCAAAGAGCCTGGACCTGAAGGTCATACTGGCCGCCCGGGACAAAATCACCGGCCCACTGAAGAAGATCAACGCCACCTCCTCCGGTACCGCCAGGGCACTGAAGCAGGCTCAGGCGGAAACCAAACAACTGAAGACCGCCCAGCGGGACATCTCTTCCTTCCGAAAAATGGACAAGGCCCTGAAAGAGAATTCAGCGGCCCTGAATGCCTCTCAGGAACGTGTGCGCCAGCTGGGCCACGCACTGAAGACCACCAAAGGCCCGACCACAAAGCTCCGAAACGAGTACAACAAAGCCCGCAAGGACGTGGAGAAGTTTACTCAGAAGGGGCAGGAACAGAGAAAGGAGCTGAACCAGGTCCGCAAGCGACTGAAGGAAGCCAGCATAAATACCCGCAACCTGGCCGATGAGGAGCGCCGGCTGGATGAACGGATGAAGGTGGTTAACGAGCGGATCCAGAGACAGAAAAAACACCTTGACCAGCTCGGCAAGGCTGACATTTCCGGCAAGTTCGGCAACATGACCAGCGAGGTGGGCAAATTCGGTCGGCGCGCCGCCATGCTCGGTGGTGGCGCAGCCGCCGGCATCTTCGGCATTGCCAACTCCACAGCCACGCTGGGCGACGAGGTGGCCAAGACTGGCGACAAGATCGGCATCGCCCTGGGGCCATTCCAGGAGCTGCGCTACGCCGCCGAACGCTCCGGCGTGTCCACCCAGAAGTTCGACTCCAGCTTGGAGCGGTTCGTTAAGCGAATGGGAGAGGCCACCCAGGGCACCGGCGCGGCCAAAAAGGCCTATGAAGAGCTAGGTCTTTCAGCCGCCAACCTGTCGAAAATGACCCCGGAAGACAGCCTGGCCGTAGTGGCTGACCGCCTGAGTTCCGTGGAGAACCAGTCCCAACGTGTGGCCTTGGCTGCCCAGCTCTTTGGCCGTGAAGGCGTGGCCATGGTTAACATGATGAAGGGCGGCAGTGCCGGGCTTAAAGCGCTTCGCAAGGATGCACGAGACACCGGCTACGCCATGACGGACGGGGCCGCCCGTGGGTCCGAGCAATTCAAGGACGCCCTGCTCGACGTGCAGCTTGGCATGAAGGGTATGAAGAACGTGATCGGTGCGGAGCTTCAGCCCGCCCTAACCTCGCTCATGAAAGACCTGTTCGGGTGGATCAAAGAGAACAAGAGCCAGGTGCAAGAATTTGCCAGGCAGTTTGGTGAACGCCTCAAGGCAGCCATCCCTGTAATCAAGGATGTCGCCTTGGGCGTGGCTTCCATGGCCAAAGGTATAGCGACGGTCACCGGCCACATTGCCGGGCTGGTGGGCGGATTTGATAACCTGGGCATGGTCATGGCCGCCGTATTCGCCATGAAGCCGGTCCTGGCCATTCTGGCTTTCGGCAAATCCCTGTTCATCGCAGGCAAAGCCCTGGCAGGGTTCGCCGGGGCTTTGCCTATCGTGCAGGCGGCGCTGCTCAAAACCACCCTACTCACGAAGGGGTTGTGGTTCGGCGTTAAGGCATTCATACCCAAAGCGGCTGCAGCTATCTTCGCCTTCAGCAAAGGTGTGGTAGCCGCAACAGCAGTAGCAGGCAAGGCGTTGTGGGCCTTTACTGCCGGGCTCGCGAAGATGGGCCTTGCTCTGCTGACAAATCCCATCGTGTTAATCATAACTGGCGTGGCTGCCGCCATTGCCGGTGCCGCCTATCTGATCTATAAGAACTGGGACGGCATCGCCGGCTGGTTCTCTGATCGCTGGAACGACATTAAGCAGGCCTGGTCCGAGGGGCTGGCCGGCATCGGCAAGCTGCTCATCAACTGGTCCCCCGTTGGCCTTCTCTACAAGGGCTTCTCTGCCCTCATGAGCTGGCTGGGTGTAGACATGCCCGCCAACCTCACCGATGCCGGCGGCAAGATGATTGGCGGCCTGGTCTCCGGGATCCGCACGGCGGCCGGTACTGTGTTCAGCGTCCTGTCCGGGCTCTGGGGCCAGATCAAAGGCGCCTTCAGCGAGGGTATCGCAGGCGTTGGCAAGCTGATCCTCAACTGGTCACCGCTGGGGCTGTTCTACAAAGCCTTCTCCGGCGTGCTCAGCTGGTTTGGCGTAGACCTGCCCGAGAGCTTCAGCGGCTTCGGAAAGCAGATCCTGGATGGCCTGGTGGGCGGCATCATGGGCGGCCTCAACAAGGTCAAAGACACAATCACCAACGCCGGGCAGAAGACCATCGGCTGGTTCAAGGATGTGCTGGGCATCAAGTCGCCCTCCCGCGTGTTCATGGGCGCTGGCCGCGACACACTGGAAGGCTACCGACGGGGCCTGGTGCAGCAGGAGCCAAAGGCCCTGAAGCAAGTGAACACCTTCGGCAAGCGTGTACGCCAGGTGGGTGCAGGCATTGCCATCGGCGCATCCACGTTGCCAGCCGCGGCGGATAACGTACAGTTCGACAGCCGCCCGCCCATCACCGGGCCGGTCTCAGCAGCGCAACAGCCCGCTGGCGACACCATCACCATCAACATTAACGCTGCCCAGGGCCAGAGCGCTCAGGAGATCGCGGCGGAAGTAGACCGCATCCTGCAGGCGCGCGACCGCCGCAAGGCCACCCGGGCCCGCAGCGCCCTGTATGACCGGGATTAACGGGAGAACCGCACCATGATGATGACCCTGGGCATGTTTGTGTTTGAGGTTAAATCCCTCCCCTACCAGCAGCTTCAGCGGGCCACCCAGTGGCGGCACGCCAGCCAGAGCCGGGTGGGTCAGCGGCCCGGTTATCAGTACCTGGGCCCGGGCGAAGACACCATCAGCCTGTCTGGCACGCTTCACCCGGAGATCACCGGCGGCCGCGTTACCCTGGACGATGTGCGCATTATGGCCGATGAAGGCAAGGCATGGCCCCTGATTGAAGGCTCGGGGCGCGTTTACGGCTTCTGGGCCATCACCGGCGTGAACGAAACCAGCTCAGTGTTCTTTGCAGACGGCGTGCCTCGCAAGATCGACTTCACCATAGACCTAGTGCGAGTGGACGAAGACGACTTCCAGGCATTCCGTGATCAGGCCGGCACCAGCCGCGATGCCGGTATAGGCCTTGGCCTGTACACGCCGCGCCGCAGCGGCGGCGGGATGATCGCCTGATGCAACACCGCGCCCCCTATTACCGCCTGGTGGTGAATGGCACCAACATAACCCCCACCGTGAACGGCCGCCTGATCGACATGACCCTGGAAGAAACCCCGGGCGATGAGGCAGACACCCTCATGATCACCATCAGCGACCACGACAGCCGGGTAGAGATCCCGCCCAAGGGCGCGGAAATCGAGATGGCCATGGGCTGGAAAGGCCAGCCGCTGATTGAAAAAGGCCTGTTCATCGTGGACGAGGCGCACTTTACCGGCCCGCCGGATCAGATCAGCATCACCGCCCGCAGTGCCGACATGCGCAACAACCTGCCGGCCCGGCAAACCCGCTCCTGGCACCAGGTTACCCTGGGCGACATCGTCAGCGAGATCGCGGCCAGCAACAGCCTGGAGCCCGTGGTGGCTGAGCGCCTGGGAAGCGTTGCCATAGAGCACCTGGACCAGACCGACGAATCAGACCTGAACCTGCTGAACCGGCTGGCCGAACGGCACGATGCCGTCAGTGCCGTGAAGGCTGGCCGCCTGCTGTTCACTCCGCGCGGGGAGGCTCAGACAGCCAGCGGCAACAGCCTACCGGAGATCGCTGTAACCCCCGGCTCGGGCGACCAGTACAACTACCGGGAAGTAGACCGCGAGAAATACACCGGCGTGATCGCCTTCTGGGACAACCTGGAAGAAGGCCGGCAGGTGCAGGCCATGGCCGGTACCGACGAACGGGTAAAGCGCCTGCGCAGCACCTACCCCAGCGAGCAGGAAGCCATGGCCGCCGCCACAGCGGAGCTGCACAGGCTGGCCCGGGGCGAAGCCGAATTCAGCATTACCCTGGCTGTGGGCCGGCCAGACGTGGGCCCGGAGTGGCGCATGAGCGTGAACGGCCTGAAACCCCAGATCAATGGCCGGCAATGGGTGATTACCCGCGCCAGCCACAGCCTCAGCGACAGCGGTCTGATTACCTCCCTTAACGCAGAAACCCTCACCCAATAGGAGAGCACCATGTTCTATGTATGGCTTTGGCTTTTATTCATCGACCTACCCCTGGCTATCCTGCGCGTGCTGGTGGCCATCGTTGGCCCGCTGGTAGTGCTGATCGCCCTGCCCTTTGCCAGGCCGGCCCGGCACCACGGCAACCCCGAGTTCCCCGGCTGGGAAATGATGCGCCTGCCGCGCCTGTTCGCGCCCTGGGACAACCCAGACTACGGCACCATGGGCAACCGCGCCTATGGCACCAGCAAGGCCTACAACCCCTTCTTCCACGGCAACCCCACCGGCTTCTGGAGCCAGTGGTACTGGCTGGCCATCCGCAACCCGGCCAACGGCCTTACCCGCATGCACCTGTTCAGCTGCGTGCAGGGCGCGTGCGACTACGTGCGTTACGAGGGAAAGAAGGTGGTGGACAACGGCAGGTACGGGCAGCAGACCGTGTGGGCTAAAGATGGCTGGCGACTGTTCACCGGCTTCTATGCCATGGTGCCGTACTGCCCCTGGTTTGATTTTGAGCTCAGGATTGGCTTCAAGCTGCTGCCGGACGATCCGGAGCGGGATCGGCCCGTGGGGATGACGCTCATCATCAACCCGTTTAAGCGGGCCGCGCGAAGGTAGTTGGTTATTCCTCCCAGGGCTCCGGCAGCTCGCCAGTGTCCAGCATCATTTTCAGGCCTGGCTCATCAATGATCAGGCAACCACGGTCCCGAGCTTTTGCGACCTTCGCAGGTCCAGCGTTCGGTCCGCAGCAAAGAAATGCCAGGCCTTTGGTCACATCTTTCTTTACTGCCATTTGGTGATCGCTGGCCAGATGTTCCAGAACCGACCGCTGCACCTTTGGAAACCCCGTAAAGCAAATCTCCGGGCGGGACTCAACTTTCGGGGGCGCTGGCACATAGGGCCGGGTCAATACAGCCTCGCCTTCACCAAGATATCGATTAACGCGATCTTTCCGGAACGTTCTGAACTGGCTGTCCGCAGTGCAGACCCCCTGAATATACCGCCCCGACTCTTTCCAGTGTTCAACTGTCCAATCCGTCGTATGCCCCCGAGAATCGGTGTAATTGAAGGATAAAGAATTCATGCTGCCCCCCCTTTTTTTTGTTCGACCTTAAAACACCCGGCCGCCGCGCCAGTAGCACTGCCCGACGATCTCCACCTGTTCCATGTTCTCCGGGTGGATTACCTCAGGCTGATACATCGGGTTATCGCTGGAAACTCGCAAACTGCCGTCCGTCATTTCCTGCAGCCGCTTTATGCGCAAGCCGTCACCTATCCGGATGGCAAACACGCCATCAGGCTTTGTTCGTGATCGGTCGATCAATACGGTGTCGCCATCGGACAGCGTCCCGTCCATCGAATCCCCGGTCACGCGAATGGCCACCAAATCCTTCGAGTGAAGCCCTTCCCGGGCCAGCCAGTCCTTCCGGAATTTCAGATAACCGCTGATCAACTCCTGGTCAAACAGGGAACCATGCCCGGCGCTTGCCTCGATGTCATAAACCGGTATCTCGCTGTATTCATCATCCAGGAAGTAGCCGGCGGCGCGCTCACTGAATCCCTGGGCTGCCTCTCCGAAAATCAGCCAGTCCAGGCTTTTGCCAGACTTAATGCAGAACTTGACGCAATACTCAATCGGAATCGAGCCTCGGTTTTTCCAGTTATAAACGGCCTGTTTTGAGGCACCCACATACTCCCCCACAAGCCCGTCATTCTTCGCCCCGATGACCTCTCTCATTCTGTGAATGATATTTTCACTATTTAAAAGTTTGTCATTCATTTTGAGTTCCGATAGAAATTTACAATTCCCATTTTGTTTACAAGCTTGCGTATTGGGTACTATCATTCTGTGTAACACGTAATTACACGAAGGATACACCATGAGTGCCGCCAATAAACCCGTATTCACTCGCGCCCCATCCGGGGTTGTGGTTGCCAAGCCGGTTGCCCTTCGGCTGATGCAGCAGGAACGGGACGAGCTTTACGAAATCGCCCGCAAAGAAAACCGCTCCATGTCTGCGCAAGCTCGAATCTTCTTTCTGAAAGGCCTGGAGCTCTACCAGAGCCAGCAGTCCGCCTGAGTCATCAAGGAGTAGCGCCATGTATCAGGATCCAAAACGCATCCGCAAAAACCGAGTGAGCCTCAACCTGGACGACTACGAGGCCGCCGTGATCAACGCCCTGGTGGATTACACCGGAACCGACAGAGCCAGCCTGCTGCGCCAGATGCTTATCGCCCAGGCCGAAGCAGTGCTGCTGCCCTCAACACCAAGCATGGCCGGTGGTGCGCCACTTTCCGAGGCCCAAACTCGCACCATTTAAGGTCCTTAAAAGATGCCGGAAATATCCCTGGAACTGACGGACCAGCAATCACACCTGCTGGACACCATCCGGAAGCAGCAAGGGCTGCAAACACTTGACCAGGCCGCCGAATGGCTGGTGAAGCAAAGGCTACGCGGGGCAAGCCTGAAACTAACCGGGCGAAACCGAGCCCTTCACGCAGTAGGAGGCCAGCGCAAATGAAGCTCAGCCAGATCAAGCGCAACTTCCTGCAGCTGAGCTGCCCGGCCTGCGGCGACAGCTGCCAGATACAGACAGACTCAGAGCTGGAAAAGCAGGGCAAAGCGGCCATTGCCATATGCCGCAACCATCTGAATTGCGGCTACAAAGGCACGGTAACGCTCACCTATGGGCCATTGCTGGCTGCCAAGAACCCTCAGCAGCCTGCGCAGCCAGTAGTGCCGGCTAAGGAGGCGCTGCGGAACTTCATTCGCATTCTGTGCCCGCACTGCGGGGGCGTTTGCAGGGTGCGCACCAGCACCCAGGTTATCCCAGCACAACGCACCGCGTATGTGTTCTGCCAGGACGAGGACTACTGCGGTTATCGGGGCGTGGTGTTTCTAACCCACGACTCCCGGCTGGTGGCAGACCCAAAAGGGAGGGTGAAGTCTATCCCTCTCAACCCGGAAGCCGCGCGCGATGTCCAGCAAGATATGGATTTCACGTTTTTCAAGCACGACCAGACCAATAACGAGGACAAATAACCATGAACACGCAGCTGATGCAGCCACATGCAAACCCTTTCAACTTTGATGATGTGCAGGTACGCACGGCCACCGACGATCACGGTGAGGCCTGGTTCTGTGCGAAAGACGTTTTCTCAGCGCTGGATATCTATTGGAAAGGATCAAAGGGTCTCCTAGGACTGCCAGAAAGGTGGCAAAGGGTCTCCTATCTGGAGACCCCTTCCGGCCTTCAAAGCGCGGTTTTCATCTCAGAAGCGGGTGTTTACCAGACCCTTTTCCGCTCGAGAAAGCCAAAAGCTCAGGAGTTCGCGGAGTGGGTGTGTGAAGAGGTCATCCCTTCAATTCGAAAACACGGTTTCTTTGGAACTGTGCCAGCGAGCCAGCGCCTGTCCTTCTCCAAGCAAATCGCCTCCCTCACCAAAGACCTGGTGAAAACCCGAGACCAGTTCCAGCGCCAGATTCTTCTGGGCGAACTGCGCACCCTCTACACCCTGATCGGCCAGCCCATGCCACGGCAAGACCTGCTTGGGCGTGACACCAAACAGCAAGACCTGAACCTGTAATAAGCACCCATAAGAGGACGCAGCCATGAACAACGCAGTCAACAGCACCATCACCAACGCCGCCTACGGCCAGCTGATCGCCCTGCGCAAAAGCAACCAACAGGCCCAGAGCTGCATCGAAATGGTGTCTGAAACCCTCACTGAAGAGTACGGAATCACCCGCAAGCGGGCCCAGACCATCGCCGCCACTGCCTGGCTGGACCTTGAAGACGTTGGCCGGCCTGCAGCCTACGTAGACATGACCCGCACCACCGCAGGCGTTGTGTGCGTTACCTGCCCAACCACCGGGCGCACCACCCTTTTCAGTGCCCGGGAGCTGATGGCCCTGCGCGAGCAAATTCCGGTAACACCCATTCGCACCAACGCCTGATCCGGAGCTTCTTTCATGCAAGACCAACTACGGGCCGACATTCTGCGCCGGCTGCAGAGCGACTTTGACGGCGTTGAGCGTGGCGAATACCTGCGCCGCATCCGCTGTCCGTCCTGCGGCAAGCGGGAAGCCTTTGTGGGCACCGAAAAACCCTGGATGGTTCAGTGCGGCCGCGCCAGCAAATGCAATGCGCAGCACCATGTGAAGGAACTGTTCCCGGATCTGTTCGACAGCTGGACAGATCGCTTCGCCAAGCGGGATCCCAAGCCGGGCGAAAAGGTAAGCGGTACCGAGGTTGCGGATGCCTACATGGTCCATGGCCGAGGTTTCGACCTGGAAAAGGTTCGCGGCTGGTACACCCAAGAAACCTACTGGGATTACAGCCGCGATATTTCATCCGCCACCGTGCGCTTTCGCATCAATGACAGGGGCGACTACTGGGAGCGGCTGATCGACAAGCCGCACCGATTCGGCAAGAAGAAGGCCCACTTCAACTACGGCAGCAAAACCAAAGGCCTGGCCTGGGTACCGCCCGGGCTGGATCTGGCCCAGGGCAAAGAACTGTGGTTTGTGGAAGGCATCTTCGATGCGATCGCTCTGTACCACGCCGGCATTGCGGCCGTGGCCGCCTTCAGCTGCAACAACTACCCGGACACCTTCCTGGCTGAGCTGCAGAAGGCCCGGGAAGAAGCCGGCGAAGACCTGCCCCGCCTGATCTGGGCCATGGATGGCGATGATGCCGGCGTTCGTTACATCCGCAAGTTCGCCAATATCGCCCGGTCCCAGGGCTGGAAGGTGGGCGCGGCTGTCATCCCCCAGGAAGGGAAGCACAAGCGCGACTGGAACGACGCCTGGCAGCGCGGCGAGCTGATCAACGAGGACGGCGAACCCACCACCAAGGAATTCCTGTACCAGGGTGATCTGGTCATCGCCCGCAGTGCCCAGGAGAAGGCCAACCGGATCTACAGCCACACCGGGCGCAATGAGTTTCCCTTCGGCTTCAACAACCGGCTGTTCTGGTTCAAGTTGAACATGGAGGAATTCCACAAGGCCATGCGGGACCTGGAGGACAGCGACGAGCCGCTGACCGACCGCCAGATGGTCGACCGGGCCCTGGAACAGTGCAACGCCG